ACACGCCACATGTACGGCATCCATCCGTCGTCCTTCGTAGTCTGCGATGGTGCTTTGCCTTCGTCCATAATCAGGATATAGGGCAGGGGTGTGTTGTCTTGCTCCGTTGGTGGTACCTCGAAGCATGTAGACTTTACACGACCGCCCACGGCCTGCATCAGATCGGCATCGGCTGTGATGGCATCGAAGAATATCTTGTCGAGTCGTAGCATGTATATCAGTTTTGACTTTGTTATACGTTTTGTTTACTTATCCTTCCCCCTGGATAGGGCCGGATGGCCGAACGTCCTTTGCTGTCGCATCGGGGCGACCATCGCGGCTGAACTATCCCAGAAGAAGAAGGCCGAAGAGAAGATTTTAGAGTTCAGAGCTTGATGCAGGTGCCACTACCTTCAACAGCTTGAATGCCTGTACGCCGTTGGCGCCGTTGACCTTCTGGCTGAGCTCGGTGATCGAGAAGTTGGTGTTGATAGTCAGCACGGTGGTGTTGCGTTTTGCAACCTCGGCGCTGGTGGCATCAACAGTTGCGCGGAACTCGCCGTGCTGCTGGAATGCGCAGTAGCCCCAGTGTCCGATACCGATGTAGTGGTTGCCGTCAGGTGCTGGCTTGTTTTCACCATCCAGTGCATAGTTGATGTATGGGCTGATGGTGTAGTCGTGGCCGAGGCACTTGCCGTTTTCGATAACGGTGCGGTCGCCAATCTGACCTGGCAGACGACGCATGAACATCATCTCGGTCTCGATGGTCTTGTCGAATGTCAGCCAAGGATCACCCTCGAAGCCGAGGTCCCACATGGCGGCAATCTTCAGAGCGAGGTTCTTGCCGAAGTTCTCGTCGAGAACGATCTCCTCTGGTGTAACCTGAGCGAATACAGGCTTCAGGGCGTGCTGTACGTCGCAGTGGCTGTAAATGTAGAGAGCCTTGAACTTGGCCAGACCCTTGGTCATCTTGTACTGAGCGAACGAGTACAAATCGAAGTCGGCGTTGTCGATGGCGTTGTTAGAGATAGCGAGGGCAGCAGCTACATGCACGGGGTTGGCGTTCAGCTTGTCGAAGTTGATCTTCTGCTCGCCGATTGGCTCAACCTCACCAGCTACGGTGAACTCTACGTCGTCGACAGCGTATGGCCATACCTGGTTGCCCTCTACGCCGGTCAACAGCTTAAGATCGCCAGGCAGCTCCAGTCCGGGCACCTTGGTGTCGATGAGCTCGTGGATGGTCATGGGGATTGCTCCCGATGCCTCGATGTTGCCCTTGGTGTTACCAGTGGCAGGGTTCAGCAGGATAGTGGTGCCGTTGGCGGCAGCACGGTCGTGCATTACCTCGCTGATAGGCAGCTTATCCTCGCGGCACTTCTTGAAAATCTCACGGAGCACCTCGCCCCTGGCCTTCTGCTCGCGCATCTGGTTCAGTTCGTGCTCGTCGAGCATGCCCTGAATCTCGGCGTGCAGGCGGTTGTCCTCACGCAGTAATGCGTTGTACTTGTCGTTCTCCTCTGCGGTGAACGGACGGTTCTCACGCTGTGCGAGCTCGTCGATCTTGTCGAGCTCGACCAGAATCTCCTGATGGCGCTTCTGGATTTCTGCTTTTGTCTTTCCCATTTTGTTAAACGTTTAAAGGGTTAATACTATGTTATTTACTTAAAATTCTCCTCCAGGTGTCGGCGCTGACTGCGCAGGCGCTGGGTCATCATCACGCGGGCCTTCTCTGCCTGCTCCTCCAGTTCGCGCTCCTCGCGCTCCTTGTCCTCGCGGGCTTTCTTCTGCTCGGGTGTTTCCTCGTTAGTGTTTCCGGCCTCACGCTTCAGCTGCTCGTCGATGGCCTTGTCGATTTCGTCGCTGGCCTCGCGGGTGCCTACCGATGTCTGCTCGTAGGCAGGATGGGTGACGATTGAAACGTCGTACAGCCCGGTGATGCGCTTCACGTGGCGCAGCCATACCTCCTTGCCGTCCTCGGTCTTTTCGTCGGTGCGCTCATACGATACGCCGTTCTCCGAGTCCTGATAGTCGTCGCTGAAGGCGAAACTCATGCCGGTAATGTCGCCACGGCGCATCAGTTCCAGCGTGTCGTTGGCATTGTTGGTGTGCGGCATGTCGCAGCGGCACTCCATGTTGTCCTCGTTCAGAGTCAGTTGCAGGGTGTCTTTTTCGGTGTTACGGAATCGGCCCAGCACATTGGTCACGTTGCTGTTGTGGTTTAAGTTCAGTATCACGTCCGATCGCTTCAGAAGCTCGGGTGTGATGCAGCCCTTCTCCAGCACTTCATACACTGCGCGTGTTTCACTCCACGGTGTGAGGTTCACCGAGCGAACACCAAATACTATTGGGGTGCCCTCAATGGTGCGGCTCTGTTCGCCTTCACCAGCCTCGCGGACCTTCAGGCCGCAGACCCCGATGGGGATAAAACGTGTCTGTTTCATTTTCTATCTGTTTTTAAAACTATCTACTAACTAACAGCCAAAACCGCGTTGTGGGTTTACCGCACGACGCACGCGGCGCTTCTGCTGCTTGGCGGATTGCTGAATCTCACGCTCCAGCTCGTCCTCGATTTCCTTGCTTGTCATTTTCATCGTTCTCGTCGTTTATTTCGTTTATGCGCATCATCGACCTCAATCATCCGCATCATTTGGTCGAATCATCCGTATCATTGTTTTTCGGCTCCTCGTTGGTGGGTCGCCCTGGTTCGGGTGCGCTCTTGGCCAGGAGTGCCTTCAGTGTCAGCAGGTTGGCGCTTGCCATTGGCTCGTCGCCATTCTCCACGGCTGGCATGTCGTGCTCGGCGCGGAGCTCGTTCACGGTCTTTACGCCTGCCTCCAGGTACATCTTGTCCACCTTGGCCTGTCGCTCTGGGTCCATCGCAAGCAGAGGTTTCTCGCAGATGTGGATGCGACGCACGTCGTAGTATTTCAGTCCCAACAGCTTGCGGGCGATCTCCTTCTCCATCAATGTGCGGTCGGGGCCGATGGTGCGGCTCATAAACTCCATCGTGGCGTTGGCGTAGTCGTTGTAGTGGCTGTTGGTGTCGAGCATCAGCAGGGGACGGGGTACTCCCCAGAATCGGGCTACGTCGTCGAGTCCCAGGTTCAACTGCTCGAGCAGCTGCATGTCCTGTGCGCTCATCGATATGTTCTGCACCTTCTCCAATCCTCGCAGCGCCACTACGTCCTTCTGATAGATGCGGTCGTTGATTTCGTCGGCGTAGGCGTTCATCTGATCTTTGTTATACAATCCACCGGCGATGGTGCCCTGCGGGGTGTTCGCGCGTTCCTCGCCGATGATCAGCTTTACGCGGCCGCCCTTTGCGGCAGTCTCCATGCTCTGTGCCTTCTGTGTCTTAATCAGACTGAGCGTCTCTGATGCAAATTGTATGATGGGGCGGCCGTAGATAACTGCGCCACCATAGCGGATGGTGCCAGCAAAGTGCATCACGTCCTGCGGCTTGGCGTCGGCCTTAAACCTCGGGCCGTAGTTGGTCATATAGGTGATGCTGTAGGTGTCGTTGCCGTAGTCGTAGCCACCGCACTCGGCCAACCAGAAGTGGACGGGGTCGCCGAACACGTCGCGCTCGATGTAGACAAATCCATTGCCCTGCATCATGCGATTGATGTGCACCTGTTCCCAAAGTGCCGGACCCGACATCAGTGGGTTGGGTTCCTCCTGAAGCAAGTAGTTCATGCGCTTGCCCAGTCCCTGCATCCAGGGGGCAAAGTTGCCACCCTCACCGCGTCGGCAATACTGCACGGGCATCTGTGCCATAGTGTTGGCACGCAACTCGGTGGCGCGATACACAGCGCTAATGGTGAGCGCCGTCTGCGGGTTGCGGGCACGGATGATGCGCTCCTCGAACGAGCCACCCTTCACCTTCGGTCCATCGTCGGTGGTCGACTTGGGGATGCCCGGTGCGGGTGGTGTCACCTCGCGCTTGCGGAAGCTGAAAATATTACTACCAAACAATTCCATAACTATTTCTTTTTATTGTTCGTGCGTTTTCGTGTTTTGGGTTTACTAACCTTTGCGGGTTCGGGCTCCCATTTCTCGCCGCGCAGTATGGCCTCCTTTTCGGGGGTGCGCTCGTTGATGGCGAAAAAGTCCTCCACCATCGTGGCCTTGCGCTTGTCGTTGTGCTCCTGACTGACGTTGATAAATCCGCGACCTATCTTGCCCACGTACTCCTCGGCGGTCTTGGTCAGGTAGTGATCAATCCACGCCACCTTGTGCACGGGCTCGATGGCTGGGTACAGGCGCACCTCTTCGCCGATGGCGTTCACCACCTTCAGCGGACCCATGCGATGTGGCACGTGCGGCTGCATATTGAAATCGAGTCCGAACAGCCCGCCACGCACGAACGACTTGACGAACTCGCAGCCGTTGTCGCAGCTTGGCTCAGCCTTGGCCACGGTGAATCGCTCGCTCATCGGGCGCGGATCGTAGTGGGTCAGCCCTGAGTCGGTCATCACTCGCCACGACAGCAGCACCACGTCGCCCTGCATCTCGCCCAGATACTCGGGCAGTGTGCGGTCGCCCTCGATGCGCACCAGCTCGTCGGCATCCAGGAATCCTATCCAGCCGTAGTCGCGCCAGTGGCGCATATAGCAGTCGGTGTAAGCCTTCACTTGTGCGCCCAGGCCCACGGCTGTGTAGTCTATTATCTCCACCGTGTCTCCGTAGCCGGTCAGCACCTCGGCAGGGCGCTCGTCGCACTCGCGGCTGTTGTCGTAGAGGAATATCTTCTTAACACCCAGCCCGATGTAGTGGTCGCACCACTCCCGCAAATATGGGTTTTCGCAGCGCACGATGATGCACATGGCCACATCCGTCGATGTTACCTTGGCATTGTCGGGCTGCTCGTCGATACTGTCGTGCTCGTTGGAGGCCCAATACTTGCGGTGCTGGTTTATCCACTCCAGCTGCTGCTTCAGGTTGTCGATTTTCCACGATCCGCCGTGGTAGTGGTCCATCAGTGGTCGGATGTCTATGCGCAGTCCGTTGATGCCGTTCTTGTGGCTCTTGATGTCCTCCAGGAACGATGCCC